CCAGGAACAATACAAAGATATGGATTTCACACTCGAACAAAGGATGCTTATGCTTTCATCCTTTGGACAATACAAGGAAGGTTTTTCATGGTTTGCGGGAGATATTATTCTTTTTTTTGAAAAGAAGATTTATGCCGGAGAAATTGAAGGAATTAAATCATTAAGTCAGTTTTTCGATATGAATGAACAAATAATTGGAATGTCAAGAACGAGCTTTTTCGACTCAAAAAATGTAAGAGAGAGATTTCCTGATTTTGATGAGTACCTTGATATTGGTATTGCAAAAGCCCGACATTTACTATCAATAGGAGAAGATGAAACATTTACAAAAATAGCAAAAGAAGTTGCAAAAAAAAATTTTACAGTTGATAAAGTTAAGGAAATGGTAGATGAATATAAATTTCAAAAACAAAGCGAAAAGGAAGAATTTAAAAACAAGGAAAACAAAAAAGCACAAAAAAAATATACTTATGATATTACCGAAAAAGGCGATAGTATCGTTCTAACAGCAAAAAATTTTGATAAAATGTTATTACATAGGGCTTTAAATAAATACGAGCAAGCAATTAAAAACTATATCCGTAGTGAAGCTGATAAAAACCCGCAAGAGACATAAAAAAAGTGTTGACATTATTAATATAATTAATATTATTGTTTTTATTAATAATTAAATAATCAAGGTGAATACTATGAATACTCAAACTATGATAAAAGAAAAAGCTATAACCCAAACTTTCTCTTTTGATAAAGAAAAAAAGGTTTTATTGCTAAAATTAAAAGATAAAGCTAAAAACAACAGGCGAACGCTATCTGAAGAATTATGCGTCTGGCTTGAAAATTCTTCAGAGAATGTTCAGGCTTAATTATGATTTATATCTATCAAATAAAAAACAGAATCAATAATAAAGTTTATATTGGTCAGACTGTTAATTTAGAAAGTAGAATTGTAAGTCATTTTTATATGTTAAAAAATGTTGATGGAAGATACACTAATAATAAGCTATATACTGAAATGAGAAATTTTGATATAAATAATTTTGATTGTAAAATTTTAGATTTTTCTAACAATCAGCAAGATGCAAATACGAAAGAAAGATATTGGATAAATTTTTATGAAACTATAAACAAAGGTTTAAATTCAAGAAAAGGTGGAAGAAATTTTTTACCAAAACAAAATAAAAGTGCTTCTGATTTAGTTTTAATAACAATTATATTTTCTAAAGAACAAAAAGAGTATCTTGATAATTGTGTTAAAGAAACTGGAATAAATAGGTCTGAATTTTTTCGCAGATTTATAGATTCAGAAATTGAAAATAAGAAAAAAGAACAAGGAATTAAAATGGCAATGTAAAATAAAAAGCCCACTGCTTGAACAGTGGGCTTTGCGAAAATCTTGGTGATTGGAACGTCACCCTAAGTCTATTTCATAACTGAATAGAATATACTCAGGATGACTTCCTATTGTCAACTATTTTTTGAGGTTGAGGATGGAAAAGTCAAAAAAAATGTTTGACCTCCCACCTGCTTTAATGGTGGGAACTTGTATCTGTTAAAATACAATAAGGCATTAGTGCAAAACCTATTTAAAACATCAAGGGAATCCGTCTTGATGTATCGCTATTATTTGATAATTCAAAAACATTTTTATTTGAAATCCGGCAAATTTACAATTGATAAGCTTATGGATTTATTGTATGAGCATTATGGAGATCGTACATTACATCATAAACCAGGCAATAACCGAAGCAACACCCGAAAGAAATTATTTAATCGATTGAAAAATTGTCATTTATTCAAATATATCAAATATGATAATACCTTTAGAATAGTATCAGCTAAAAAATTGATGGATGCACGCTATACGCTCAAGCGTCCGGTTTTGGATGCAGACTTGAAATCCGAGCAAATATTTATTGATATAATGATTGGTGTGATCCTTGATGGCAATAACTTCAAATCATACGAAAACACAGCCAAGCAGACCGGATACACCGAAAGGCGTATTCAACAAGCGGTTAAGCGCAATAACGAGTCAGGCCGTTTCTATAAAATTAACAACTTCATTATAGATATATCAGATCCTCTCAGCAGGGATGCCGTAGAAGCTCATAGACGCATCCTATTATATAATCATGGCATTAGAACACCTGAGCCTGTTTTTATGGCCTACAAAGGGCAGAGAGCCTATTATTTAGCCTTATATGCAGCCAATTCTTATTATCATAGCGATAGTGCGGGTACTAAAGGTCAGCGCTATTCAAAAAAGCTAACGAGAATTAAGCCAGTATCAGAAATATCTTCACATCATTTTAAAACATCCGCACGCCTTTGGGGATTTACGAACAAATATTCATACCTGGACTATTTATTCGACCATGAAACTAAGGGGAGTTTGTATAATGTTGCTTAATACAAGACTTAGTATTATTGTTCGTGTTAAAGGTTTTTGGTCTTACCCTAATTAAGGCATTTAATATTTATTTTGTGCTTTACTTTTAGAAACTGTCAATATATTTAGGAGCGACTTTTGAATATAAAAAGGCATAATTGAAAAGGAGAAAAAATGAAAAAATTATTATTTGTGGTGGTATTATTCTTTATAGCCAGTTTTAATCTTTTTGCACAACAGTATGATTTTGATAAGATTACATGGGGAATGAGTAAAAATCAAGTAATGACTATTTACCAGGCAGAAAAAATATATGTTAATGAAACGGATAGCGAAGTTTTGGAAATTGCCAATAAAAAAATAGGGAATAATATTTTTGTTGTAAGGTTTTACTTTGAAAATAATTTATTAAACAGTGTTACTCTAATTTTAGATCAAGTTAAACCTTCAATGTTTCCAATAAAATATTCTGAATTACAATTAAATTTAATTCAACGGTACGGACAGCCCATACAGAATGATCATACAGGTTCAACATGGTTTACGTATCGTTCAAAAATAGAATTAGTAAGCTCGATGGGAATTGTTTTATTTTATACAAAAAAAGAAGCTCCTGCATTTTAAACTATTAATATAGATAGGAGCGACTTTTGAATAAAGAAAGGCATGATTGAAAAGGAGAAAAAATGAAAAAATTATTATTTGTAGCGGTATTATTTATTTTTATTGGTTGTGACATTAGAGAAGTTGCACCGCCAGAAGAATATTCAAGAGTCATTGAAATCAAAATGAGTCAAAAAGAAATTTATTCCAATGTAATAAACTGGGCAACATCTAATTTTGTGGGCAGCAATCAACAGATAATTTTGAATGATAAAGAAAATGGAATCATTTCATTATCGGGATATATATCTAATTTGTGGGGTGGAATGATTTATGGAAAATTTATTTTAAAAATTCAGATTAAAGATAATAAATACAGATTGATTATTGTTGGTTCAAACGCCTATACAATAAGTTACGGACGTGAAGTTTTAACTTATTACAATGAAGACGCACTTGAAGCACAGAACCTTTATTTTGAAAATTTGTTTTCTCAGATAGAGAAATCAATCAATAATAAAAAATCAGACTGGTAGTTTTCATCGCTCCAATAGCCCTGTTCCCCACAGGGCTATTTCATTATTTCATTTTGTCCTTGCTATATTGCCATAAAAAATATTAGTATTTCGTTTTAATTTTCCATGTCGAGATAGAGTTTTTTGCTTCCCTTTCTAAACAATCACTTCAAAAATGACCATAAAACGAGATCAATAAGGATTAAAAAATATCATGGAGGGTAAAAAATGACAACTTATTGAAAAAAACAAATGAACGATAAAGAAAATAAAACTGATGATTTGCTTCCAATAAAAAAAGAACCCGCTTCAGAAAAAAATAGTATAAATAAAGATTCACTTACCACAGACCAGCAAAAAGAAGCTCACCTTTTAGACGTTATCATCAAACTAACATTACCTAATCCCGAAAATATCACCTGGTTTATTGTAGGCGATAATGGATCAATAGAAAGATTCAGCGGAGATGTTAAAAAAATATTCAACGAAACTGCCGAAACCATAAAAGGGAAAAATATATTTTCATTGATTCAACCGAATATTATCAATCCAATGATCGTAGGGCTGAACTTTCCTTATGTCACCACCAAAACAAATTACGGCGGAGAAAAAATTTCTATTTCGGTTAAGACTTCACGGGTATATCCTTCCGGATACATGGTTGTCGTTGACAACGTCATCCACCAAAAAAAGGAGGGCGGTTTATTTGAGCTAAATAATTTGGATTTGGTTTTTGCTCAATTGAATAGTGATGAAGTGAAACTTTTGAAATTACTCGCAGAAAGGAAAAAAAATTCAGAAATTGCCCTTATACTGGATATAGAAAAAAACGCCCTGTCACAAAGAAAAAGAAGATTAAATTATAAATTAAAGCTTCAAAAAACTGACACATTAGCCATTTTAACAAAAATGTGGATCGCCAATGCGCCACAAGGTTATAACGAGAAAAAAGTGACAGAAAGTGACAATGAAAATGACGAAAAATGACAACGGAAGTGACAAGAAAAGTGACAAAATGAGTCACTTCGTTGTCACTTTCTGTCACTCTTTTTTTTGTTAAAAAATGAAAAAACAATTGCTATTAATTTTAAAAAAAATAAATACCGTCTGGGTGGGATGTTTTTAAAAAAAAAGATATGGATGTCTTTTAAAAAAACAACAACGGAAGGTAAAAACAATGAGGAAGCACAAACATCAGGCAGGGAATAAATTTATAAGATGTATAAGAAAATTCATTCCCTGTTTATTTTGCACAAGCAACAAGAAAAAAACAATCAGAAAAAATGAAGAAAATGAAGAAAAAATAATTAAATTTATGACTATACTAGTGACAAAACATGTTGAATTATACCTTGTAGCTCATTCAATATCTCCATCCGTTTCTGTCGAGGCAAATTGTTTATCAGTTGAAGCAACACAATTTGCTCTTGATAAACACCTGGCGGAATGAGTTTAGTTTTATCATCGTCATCTCTCATGAAGAAGGAAAACAAAGGAACTTCTAAATAATTTAAAACAGTTTCAATAAAAACTAAATCTGGTTTTGCATTATTGATATTGTTGTTGAATGTGCTTTTTGCGATTTTTAAATCCTCTGCAATTTGCTTTTGTTGAATTTTTTTTGCTTTGATGACTGTTCTCAACTTTTTATTCCAATCCGTTTCTTTTTTCCAACTTTTTTTTTCTTCTGCCATTTTCACATCCTTTTGCTCAATTTTTTATAATTTAAAAAATAATTATATATCTAATCGTCAATTAAAACAACAAAAAATCGGGATTTTTCACAAATAATATTCAATATTCAATATTCAATATTATGGTTTTTTAAAGGGAGAAAAAAAAATTCAAAATATTGAATATTTACTTGACATATTATTTAATAAATGGGAATGTGTATTATATTTAAAACATTCAAAAACAGGAAAGAAAATGAAAAAATATAAATCAAATATAACGGTTAGCCTGGAATTAGAGAATATATCCAGACTCGATAATGAATGCGTAAATTTAAAAAAAACAAGGGCTGGCTTGCTAAATATAATTTTAGAGAATCATTTTCAAAAAAAAAATAAATCCGAAAACCAGATGAAAAAAGTAAAAATTTAGTTCTTTGATTTAAAAATATTTTTTTAAAATTTAAGATTAAGGCAGACTAATGAGATTTTTCGGACAAATTAAATCCGGTCAGGTTACTATTTTCAAAATCTTTTGTGATTGTTGCGACAAGTTGGCTGAACCTGCGGAATTTTCAGATCGTATTTATTGCTCCAATTGCGAGAAAATTTTTCAGAAAGCAGTTAGTCCGGTAATTACAGAAAGACAGGTACATTGAGAGATGTCAGACGATAAAAAATATTATTATTTAAAACTTAAAGATAATTTTTTCGATTCAGAAGAAATGATAATTTTGCAGAATATGCCAGATGGATATTTATATTCTGATATTCTTTTTAAAATGTATTTACGCAGTTTGAAAAATAATGGCAAGTTGATGTTTAACGATTATATCCCTTACAATTCAATTATTCTTTCTCAAATAGTTAGACATTCTGTTGGTGTTGTAGAAAAATCCATTTCAATATTTAAAAATCTTAGTTTAATTGAGGTAATGGATAACGGTGCTATTTATATGTTAAATATTCAAAATTATATTGGTCATTCAAGCTCTGAGGCCGACAGGCAAAGGGAATATCAAAAAAAGATTAAATCTGAGAAAAAACAAATTGGCTATGAACCAAGTAAGGAATCTAACAGAAAAACTACACCAGAGAGAGAGAAAGAGAGAAAGAAAAAGATAAATAAAGAGAAAAAGAAAGAAGCTGCGGAAAAATCCGCTTCGTTTAAAATAAAAAAAATATTCGAGGATGGAAGTAAAATGCTGAATAATGGCACTGGTTATTACCATGACGGCAGGCAAGCCAAAGCGGTCAGCAACCTTGAGCCCCGATACAATGATGATTCAATTAAATTTGAGGAGCTTGCAAGGAAATTTTTCAAAATTATTAAATCGTCAAAAGAAGTGTTTTGGAATAGTGCCTCATTTGATCCGGCTACATTTGAAAGCCGATGGAATAGCATTGTATCATACAAACTGGATAAGGGGAAAGGATATAATGACCCTGATATTGTTAAGCAGCTGGATGCAATAATATGACGTATACTCAGGCAATAATGGAGATCGCTGCATATTATGACCAGCCGATGTATTTACCGGAGTCAAAAGAAGTTCATCCAAAAATTGCAGCCCTAAAAAAATGGATGGTTGACAATATTAACGAGATAGATTTATATAATTTTAGAGATCGTATTTTTTATGAGTTTAAATTTTTCCCAAAAATTGCAGAATTAATGAATACTATTAACCAGAACAACACTGCAAAGTTTGAAATTCAAGCAGAGGCATCATGGCAGTTGCTAATTAACAAGTCATCGTCCAATGATGTTTTTATCACAGATGAAGCGTCTGCGTATGTCGTGTCTGGTTATGGTTCATGGCATGATTTTTGTCAAGAGAGAGATGGGAATAGGGAGTGGACGCATAAGAATTATATTACAAGGTATGTCTCATTCAAGGAATCAGGAATAACATTCACACCTTATGCTTTACAAGGCTCAATGAAACATCATTATGGATTAAGTTTTACTGGAGTATCTACAAACATTATCGGACACGACAGACAAAATGAAAACCTTTTAGAAAACAATTCTGAAAAAATTAAAATTGATAATTTGATTTCTGCAAGTTTTAAGAAGATTAATTAAAATTCACAAAAGGAGAACAGCTATGGATGGAGAAACATTAGAAAGCAAGCCAGGTTTGATTTTTTCTAAACTGATTGAGGTTACAAGAGAAATAGAGGCGATTGGAAAAACAAAAAGCGGGGATAATATTAAATATAAATTCAGAGGTATTGACGATTTATATAATGCCCTGCACCCTTTATTTTCCAAACAAGGAATTTTTATTACTTCAACGGTCTTGGCAGATAAAAGAGAGGAAAGGCAAACCAAAAATGGCGGAAATTTAATTTATTCGATTTTGAATATACAATTTAATTTTTACGCCGAAGATGGTTCTTTTGTTTCGTCTGTCATTCAAGGGGAAGGTATGGACTCAGGAGACAAGGCGAGCAACAAGGCAATGTCTGCCGGTTTAAAATATGCGTTAATGCAGATGTTTTTAATTCCTACTGAGGATTTAGAAGATGTAGACAAAACACAGCCGCCAGGTTCAACAAAAAAACCGGATCAAACAAAGCCGAGTCAGACTAAAAAAGAATCAGGAAATTTTAAAGTAGTAGAAAAAATTTTAAACAGTGCCGGTTCTATAACTGAAATTGAAAAAATTAAAAACTCACTTATTTTGAAAACTTGGACGGAAAAAGAGTTAGAGGATATAAATATGCTTATAATAAAAAATAAAGCGAGGTTTAAGGCGTGAATATCTACGATGTAGCAGAGATAGAAAACCAAATAGACCAGATTGCTTTATTGAACGAAGGGGAAATAAGCGAAGACATGCTTCAAAAATTAGTTGAAGCTCAGACCGGATCAGTGCAACAAATCGAGAAGCTTGTTAAATATGTAAAATATTTAGGTTATTTTCAGGAGACTGCAAAACTCGAAGAAAGCAGAATAAGTGAATTGAGAAAACGAGCTGAAAAAAGAGAAACAAGTATCAAGACTTATTTAACCCCTTTTGTTGAGCTGAGAGGAAAATTTGACGCTGGGACTTTCAAACTTTCAACTCGCATGAGTGAACAGGTTGACGTTGCCGAAGGATTCAATATCAAAAAATATATGAAAAAGGTTGTAACTATAACAGTTGATAAAATGAAAATAAGAGAAGATTTAAAAGCAGGGAAAAAAATTCAGGGAGCGAGATTAAGACCTAAGACAAATCTTCAAATAAAATAAATATGGAGAAAAAAATTGGCATCGGATATAAATAGAGTAATTATTATAGGGAGGCTTACACGCGATCCGGAACTTAAATATTTACAAAGTGGGACAGCAGTGACAAGATTTTCTATTGCGAACAACAAAACGTATAAGTCAAACAATGAGAAGAAAGAACAAGTTTCATTTTTTGATTGTATAGCCTGGAGCAAACTCGCCGAAACAATTGTTGAATATTGCAATAAAGGTCAGAGAATCGGAATTGAGGGGCGATTACAGCAGAGGATGTGGGAAGATCAGGAAGGCAAAAAAAGAAGTGCGGTTGAAATCGTTGTTGATAGTATTCAGTTTCTAAGCACAGCCGGCGAGAAAAAAGAAAATTCAACAGAATCCGACTCAGAATATACAGGAGAAATTTTCGGTGATGATGACGTCCCTTTTTAGGATTTTTAATGCTGATGCGATTTTCAAATCAAAATGCGAAATATGCGGTGAGGAGATAACTTATGGATATTCAGAATCAGACAGGAACATCAAAAAAAACAAAATTAAAAAATTATGCTTTGAACATATCCCAAAAAGACCAAACTTTTCAGAATTTGAAAAACGTGGTACAGAAAAGCCTAATGAAAGCACAGCAAGAAAACGACCAAAGCGAAATTCAGAAATGCAACTTCCTTTTGGCGAGGTTTAGGCGAAATGGCGAATAAAAAATTATTTTTTATTAAAAAATCCCCAGGTAGCTTTACCCTGCTGGATGAATCGTCTAATGATATTTTGCAGAAGCTAAAAACTAATGTTTGGTATTCGTGCAAACTTAAAGAGCCGAGAAATCCAGTATTTCATGCGAAGATTTTTGCTTTGATGAAAATTACTCTGAGCAATCTACCAGAAAGCAGCAATCTGAACAGGCTGGATGAATACGGACTTATCAAGGCGATTGAACATGAAATAGGGGAAACTGAAATTGAACAGAAGCTCGACGGCGAAATAATTCTGAAGGCAAAAAGTATATCGTTTGAAAACATGGACAATATCGAGTTTGCAGAATTATATAAAAAAATTGTCGCTGTATGTGAAACTCTGGTCGGGGAGGTAATAGACCAGTTTCAGCCAGAATTAAATTGAACAATACGGATCGGCTGACTGCTTACGAGCAAAGTCTCGGCGGTGGTGATTATTCAGATATTGACGATGATGAAGAATATATTAGTTTATCTCAAGCAATAAGGCAATACAAAAAAACGGTTAAAAATGGAACTATACAAAACAAGATTAAATAACGGCTCAATAGCATTGATCGTAATTTTGATTATTGTGTTGCTGTGGGTGATTGTTGAAATAATTGCTTCGAGTAATCGGATGTCTGCAATATCAGACAGGTATTATTATCAGAATAAAAAAGTAAACAAATTGGATGAAATTTCGGAGAGGTTCAAGTAATGGACATATTTCTGGCAATTATATTTCTTCTTTTAGCTGCGTATCTCGGTTATGTACTTAAAATAATGTTGTTCGGACGCAGAGGATGAATAAATATCGTAATTCAAAATGCGAGTATCAAGGTTTAAAATTTGACAGTCAGAAGGAAATGCAGCGATATATAGAACTGTCATATTTACAGAAAGCCGGAGATATAACCGGTCTGTCATGTCAGGTTAAATTTGAATTATTGCCGAAACAGGGAAACTTGCAAGCAATTTCATACGTAGCAGATTTTGTTTATTATGATGAATACGGCGATAAAATCATAGAGGATGTTAAAGGTTTTAAAAAAGGTCAAGCTTATGCAGTGTTTCAGATCAAGAGGAAATTATTAAAATATATTCATGGATTAAATATTAAGGAAGTATGAATTATTTCGCATTCAGGTCAAAAATTGAAGTGGGAGGATAGAATGGATAAGATATTAAAATGTTCAGTTTGTGGAGCGAGATTTGAAACAGGCGTTGAATTGATTGCTCATAAGCATAATAAGATACAACTAACAGAAGAACAATTTGACGAATTATATAATACGTGTATATTAAATGTTAGATCAAAAATAGAAATATACAGGCAGTTTAAACAAGCAGGTTATATTAAGAAAGACATAGTAGAAGAAGCGGAAGAGATGTATAATAAATATACCAAAAATTTAAGTATGGTTGACGATGAATATAATAAAGTAATTGAGAAACAACATGAAGTAATCCGGCTATTATTAAATGAGGGAATGAAATGATGCAACGATATGATAAAAACGAAATCAATAATCAAAATGAGACTTGGCAATGCAGACAATTCTCAGCCTTGAGAATGTGCATCAAGAAGGCAGAACTTGGAAAAATATTATTCTGACAAGCATTGCGTAATTTATCACGGCGACTGCAGGGACATAATGCCCCAGCTGGTCTATGATACCATTATCACCGATCCGGTATGGCCAAACAACACGGTCAATGAATTTTATGATATTAATCCACAAAAATTATATGATGAATTTTGTGGATTAATTAAAGCCAAAAGACTGGCCGTGCATATGGGATGTGATTCAAATCCTTCCTTCCTGCAGCGAACGCCACTTCCTTTCTTCAGGGTCATGTGGTTGAAATATGCTTTACCTGGATTCAAGGGGCGGTTACTGCAGGGGAGTGATGTAGCGTATTTATTCGGCGAGCCCCCAAAGAGCAGAAAAGGAAATCATTTGATCGCTGGAGAATGCGTATCAGCCAAAACGGGAAAATTCCCCGGACATCCGTGTCCGCGCAATATTGACCACGTATCTTTTTTGTGCGACAAGTGGTCTGACAAAGACGACGTAATATTAGATCCGTTTATGGGCGTCGGAACAACTTTGGCAGCAGCAAAATATGTCGGAAAACGAGCAATAGGAATAGAAAGGAATGAGCGTTTTTGCGAAGTTGCAGTTGGTCGCCTGCAGCAAGAATCGTTATTTCTGCCGGCACAGATGGAGGTTGTTTTTGATGAAGACGGTAATTAATCTTGAGAATGTTCAGCTGGTGGGCAGGGAAACATGAACAAAAGATTTAATTATTGCTGTCTGGAATGTTGGAACACATGGAAAAGCGAAAAGAATTTCAAAGTATGCCCTAAATGTAAGTCTGATAAAATAGATATTAAAAGTGAGCCGATATTATGAACCGAGTACACATCAAAACGCTTGAGGAATGTTTTCAGGAGTGGAACTCCATTCAGCAGTATTGTCATTTCGGAATTTTCGTAGATTGGTTGAAAAAAGACGGTTGGATTATTTTTTAAAATTTGGTAAATTAATTGACAAACTATATCGGAAATAATATATTATGAATAACGAAACAAGAACAAGAAAAAAAGTTTTAACGGACGAACAAGAATATAATTTGAAACATAATTTTCATATTTTTTCAGTTAGCGAATGGTCGGAAGTTTTCAAAGTTCCAAGATCGGCAATATTGAAAGTGGCAAGAGAAAATAATTTGAATAATATAATAAAATGATTTGTCAACTATGCGGAGTCAATCAAGCAGAGCATAAGCATCATATTTTCAGTAATACGAAAAGAAATAGAAGAGTATATCCTGAATACATAAACAGGCCGGAAAACAAAAGATATTATTGCAGCGTCTGTCATTTGAACAAGAGTGTTGAAAAAATGACAGAGCCGGAATTTTGCAAAAAATTTAATATAGAGGTTAGAAAGTGAATGTTAAATGCCTGTCAATTAAAAATCCGATTTCCTATTTGGTCTGTGCCGGAATAAAGGATGTAGAGAATCGAAGCTGGAAAACAGATTATCGAGGTACTCTTTATATTCACAGCTCAGGCAATAAGGATTTTTATTATTTTTGGAAAAAGTTGTTTTCACCAGAATTTTTTAAAAAATATGAAATGGTATATGATGAAATAAACAATTTAAATAAAAATTTTAAACATGATGAAATTTCAAAAAATATTATAAAATTTGATGAAAAAGTTGTTAAATTTTACAAGGCGGAAAATTATTCAGACTTTGCTGATAATCCGGAAATAAAGATAAAAGCAAAAAGTTTATTCTGTAAATCTGGTTGTATAATAGGAAAAGTTGATATTGTAGATGTTAAAGAGAATTATAAATCAATATGGTCGGATGACTCACGGTATCAATGGATCATTGAAAATCCGGTATTGTTCGCCAAACCAATTGAAAATATAAAAGGTCTGTTAAGGTTTTTTAATATAAACATTTAAAGGAGAGTAAATATGCGTACAGAAGAGAGATCGAGATATTTAGAAGGACAGAATTTTACCGGCACAGGTAAAATCAGCCAGGCTTCCGGTGGCGGTAGGGGATAATTTTTAACATGATGGATTTAAAAGTCGTCAAAACTGCCGAGAATATGAAAATTGAATCGGCGGTTTTATTATTTTCTTGTGGCAAGGATTCTGTTGTCTCATACGACATAATCAGGTGTTATACAAATATTAAAATAATTCCGGTTCTGCTGTACTTCATTAAGGATTTATCAATAAGAAATAATGTAATAAAGTTTTACGAAAAGAGATACAAAGAAAAGGTTTTATTTTATCCGCATCCCGACTTGTCAAAGATGATGAATAAGAAAAAACTTTATATGAGGGACACCATTTCATATATCCGGAAAGAATTAAATCAGTCGTGGATTATTGAAGGAATTAAAAAGAATGATTCATTACATCGAAGGGGGATTCTGGCACATATAGAAAATGGTATTGATGACAGAAACAAGAAGATTTATCCGATTATGAATTGGTCTGATAAAGATATAACCGCTTATATTAAAAAAGAAAAGTTAATGATCCCTATTGATTATTCATACGGATTTAAGCATGAGCATAATACACCATCAGCGGAAATGCTGCTCTGGTTAAAAAATAATTTCGTTTCCGATTATATGAAAGCATTAAAACAATTTCCGCAATTAGAAACTTTAGTCTGGAAGAAAGAAAATGGCTGCTAATAAACTTGAAGCTTTTGAAATGGCTGTTATAAACAGAAAGGATATAATAGGTGCTGAATACAATCCAAGAAAAATCAGTGAGTCAGCAAAGAGTAAATTAAAGGCTTTTATAAAGAAAGAGGGTTTGTGGAGTCCTTTAGTTGTCAATAAAAGAACAAATACGCTCGTGTCAGGGCATCAAAGACTTAGCATTATGGATTCCATTTTACGCAATGACGATTATAATTTAACTGCCGCAATGGTTGACAAGGATATTCAAACTGAAGTTAAAGGCAATGTTTTTATGAATAATCAGTCTGCAATGGGTGAATGGGACGTTGATATACTTAAAGAGCTAAAAGAAATATTTCCGGATATAAATTATTCGGAAATAGGATTTGATGATTTTGACCTGGAGGTTATGTTCGGCAATGCAATGGAAAACCCTCTTGAGTATTTCGGAGCAACACGGGATTCAAAGAAGGTCAAGACTGAATTTGAAAAGATGGAAGAAATAAACAATATAAAGAATATCAAAAAGGCAGAGAGAGAAAAGAACAGGGGAGAGAACGAACAAGGCAACACGGTATATAATTTAAACATGGATTATTTGTTGACAATAGTATTTTTAAACAATGCTGAGAAAGTGAAATTTCTAAAGTCAATATCGAAACCAGCAAATGAAAAATATATTAAAAGCAGTGTATTAAATGATATTTCTGCAGGAAAGCTTAAAATATAGGATAAGGGCAAAAAACGGGCAAAATGGGAAGAAAGAGGGAAGACTTAATAAAAATAGGAAAAGCAACACAGTTCCAGCCAGGTAAACATCCAAAAGGAGGACGACCTGTAAATAGATTTAAGAAATTAAAAGGTCAATTTAAATTATCGGCTGACGATGTAAATAGTATAATTGAATATCTATTATCTTTAACGAAAGAAGAGCTGAAAAAAATAATTGAGAATCCAAAATCACCAATGTTAATTATCAGTTATGCTTCAGCAGTAATGAACGGAATAAAAAGAGGGGACTTGCATAATTTAGAAATGATGTTAAACAGGAAAATAGGAAAGCCGAAAGAGTCTTTGGAGGTTACTGGAGGTATTGATATAGTCTATTTAGACGCTCAAGATAAGGGTTTATGAACAAGAGAAATTTTGATTTTGAAAAAACGCCTAAACAAGAACAAGCAATAGAAATATTTAGAAAACAAGTCGAAGTTTTATTGGAGGGAGGCAGTAGATCAGGAAAAACTTTTATTGAGATATATGCGACAATAGCAAGAGCAAGTATGTATCCTGAGTCAAAACATATAGTATTAAGAAAAGTTTTCAATCATGCAAAAATAACATTATGGTATCAGACAATACCGGCGGTTTTTAAAATAGCTTTTCCAGGTTTACGGTATAAAGAAAATAAATCTGATTGGTTCTTTGAATTACGGAATGGCTCTCAAATATGGATAGGCGGAACAGATGACAAGGAGCGAATTGAAAAAATATTAGGTTCTGAATGGGCAACAATATTTTTAAACGAAATATCGCAACTTCCTTATTCAACTTATGAGATGTTGAAAACAAGATTAAATCCGCCTCAAGGGATGAAACCTTTATATCTCATGGATCAGAATCCGCCATCAAGATCGCATTGGTCACATGTAAAGTTTCATCAATTATTAAATCCAGAGACAAGGCAGAAATTAAGCGAAACGGATATAGCCAGACAAACATTTTTTTTCATGAATCCCTATGATAATAAAAAGAATTTATCAGATGGATATATTGAAACACTGGAGTCATTAAGTGAAACAAAAAAAAGACGTTTCCTTAATGGTGAATATACGGACGATTCAGAAAGAGCATTATGGAAAAGAGAATGGATTATAAAAAACAGAATAGAAAAACCGCCGGAGAAATTAGATAGAATAGTTGTAGCGGTCGATCCGGCCGTAACAGGAAACGAAACTTCAGACGATACCGGAATCATTGTAGTTGGAGAAAAAAGAATTTTGGAAGATTATCATTATTATGTATTAGCAGATAGAACATATCATGGGAATGTTTCGGGATGGGGACAAGAGGCCGTTAATGCCTATAGTGATTATAACGCAGACAAGGTGATAGGAGAGACAAATCAAGGCGGCGACCTCGTAGAGATGAATATAAGAAATTATGACAGACAAATATCTTTTGATTCCGTTAGAGCAACACGAGGCAAGGCAGTAAGAGCAGAGCCTGTGGCTGATTTATATAGACGGGGATTCGTTCATCACGTAGGGGAGTTTGTGGAGCTGGAAGATCAATTATGCACATGGACGCCTGAAGTAAGTGTTTCACCAAATAATTTAGATGCCGTTGTGTGGGGAATTTCATATTTAGCAAAGATCGGAGATGTTGGAAGAACAATTAAAACGACAGGATGGTAAAATATGCCAGTAAACAGTAGGAATCCAGAATATAATAAATGGTCTGGAATATGGGAAAAAACGAGAGATGGAATAGCGGGGCAAGAAGCCGTCAAAGACAAGGGCAGTCGGTATCTGCCTAAACATGACGGTCAATCAGCTGAATCTTATGAAGCGTATAAAACCAGAGCGCAGTATATAAATTTTACAGGCCGGACTCTAAACGTATTTGTCGGTCAATTATTCAGGAAAAATCCTAAAGGTCTTGATAAATTAAAAGACTACACTGAAAATATAAATCTGTCAGGATCGTCATTCTATTATTTTTCCAGAGATATAGCAAGGGAAATGATGACCACTAACAGAGTTGCAATTCTGGTTAATTATTCAGAGAAGCAAGGAAGACCTTATCTGACAATGTATCAGGCTGAATCAATAATAAACTGGCAGACAAAAATAATTGATAATGTTGAAAAATTATCAATGGTTATGTTGGAAGGTACAGTCGATGTTGTCAATCCAGCAGATAAATATATGCCAAAACAGAAAACAATCTGGAAAGAATTATATTTAGAAGGGGGGATATGCAAATCCAGAGAATGGGAAAAGTCAGATAAAGACAGCAATGTTGAATATAAGGAAATAGAAAATTCTCGATCAATTCCATTGATGAAAGACAAGCCCTTAACAGAGATTCCTGTCTATTTTATCACATCAAACGGAATAAACAATAAATTATCTAAAGCAATAATGACTGACTTTGTAAATATGAATTTTGGTCATTATATAAATTCTGCTGACAATGAAAATAGACTGCATTATACAGGTGCAGCAACGGCAATATTAAGAGGATGGTCAAAGGATAAGGCATTCCCTATCGGCGGAGCTGCTGAATTTAACGAAAATGGTGGAGCTGAATGGATGACTGTTAATTCAGACGGTGGCCTGAAAGAAGAAATGAGGCATAAAGAAGAACAGATCGCAGCTCTCGGCTCTTCTGTATTATCCGGTAAAGGCCGATATGTAGCATCAGCTGAAACGGCAAACATAACGTCAGAGGGTGAATATGCGACACTTGGCGACATATCAAAGGCTTTATCTGATTGCATGACTGCTATAATGGCTTTCTTTATGGAGTGGGCGGGAAGTGATGAAAAAATCAAGATTGAATACAACTCTGATTTTAAAGTCAACAAAATTGACCCTCAAATGCTGACTGTTTTAATGGGTGCTGTTGCTTCAGGGCGTATGAGTGAGGATGTGTTTTTTTATAATGTACAAGGCTTTGAAATGTATCCGGAAGGATGGACAATTGAGGAAGAACAAAAGAAAATTGAAGAGTCTCAGAAAAAGGAAGTCGCCAAACGAGATAGTAACGTAATAGACCTTTATAATAAAGCCAACAAGGATAAAACCAATATCGATAATAATTATTTGGAAAACAAAAATCCAGATAAAGCGGTTATAGATCAGCAAGTAGCAGGGAATAATAAATAATGAATTATCGCACTGGACAGGAAATGACTTTTTTAGCAACGGAAAAAGAAATGATTCCGTTAATGGAAAAAATGTCCGGTCATTATAAACAGGCAGCACAAGAAATAATTAGAGAATTACAGCGAATCTATGGAAAATACCTGACTACAACAGACCCGCAGGATTATTATAATATTATGATTCAATCCGCGAGAAACAATAGGCTTCTTGAACAGGTACAGGGCATATATAGCGAATATTCAAAGGCGGCGGCTAAAGATTTAGGAGATATATCGAAGCTTGCAATGTCGAATACTTATTACAGGAATCAATATATGCTGACATGGTTTACCCCTGCTGAAATTAACCTGTCATTCTCTATTCTTGACCCTAAACTAATTGAATTAACAGTATCGGGAACGGATGTGGCGTGGAGCGCAATTAAAAAAGCGATGGATGAAGTCACAGCAAGGCAATATATGCCTGCATACGGAACTTTGAAGAATTTATTAAAAAGAAATGAAGTAAATGACCTGGTTAAAATTCAGCAGACTATTACGCAGGCTTTTATTAACGGTCACTCAATAGACGATTTAAGCAGCAATATTAAAGGCGTGTTTGACACAGCACAATATCAGGCTGAACGGATTGCACAGACTGAATTTACCCGATGTAGTAATGCCGGAGACTTCGCAGCAACACAGGACGCAGCAGATCAAGGCTTAAATGTCCAAAAAATGTGGTGTGCAACTTTGGACGATAAGACGCGAGAATCACACCAAGAGCTTGACGGTCAAATAGTTGGGATTGATGAACCTTTTGTAACTTCCGATGGACAAGAAGCCCTTTTTCCTGGTGATTTTGTTGATGCGGCCGAGACCTGTAATTGTAGATGCACGACCATAACGCTTGTGGATGGAGATATGCCGGAGTTAAGGCGTGGTCGTGATCCTGAGAGCGGCGAAAATGAAGTCTTCAGTTACCAGAAATATGATGACTGGATGTACTCAAAGGGTTTTGATAAGGATGAGTCGGGGAAGTGGGTAAAAGCGAATTAACGGCATAGCCGGAATAAAATAATATCAAGGAGTAGCAATATGAATGAGAACGCCATAAACGAAGAAGAAGAAAGAATCAAAAATTTAGGATTCGAGAGTAGGAATGAATTTCTTGAATTAACCGCCAGTGCTTATTCAGAAATAGATTTAGAATCTTTTGAAGAATGGGAAAAAAAAGATGGGACAAAAGAAGGATTATTAAAATTACTTTCAAACAAAAATGAAAGTAAAAATTCCGAAGGAGAACGCCAGAAACAAGCCGAAATAGAAATTTCCAGAGAGAAAATTGATTCTTTTTTTCAAAGCAACTCAAACCGGATTGCTTATAAAAGCTTAGTCGAATCAATAGGCTGGAAGCTCGATCAGGTGCCAGATTCTCAAAAAGAAGCAGTGATTAAAACTATCTTGCAAGGACAAAAAATTTAAAAAAATATAAGGAGAAAAGGAATGGAAAATCTCAAGGAGATTGATGATTTCATCAAAGATGAAAAAAACGCAGCAGCATTTAAAGAATTTATGAAGACGGCTGGCTATGAATTACCCGAGGAAATTGAGGGCTTAAAAAGTAAAAACAGAGATTTAATTCAAAAAGAAAAAACATGGAAAGAAAAGTTTGCTGAAGCTCAAAAAACGCTTGACGGCATTGACATTGATGAGTATAATATACTCAAGAATAAAAATTCAGGAAAAGATAAATCCGGCGATGATGTAGCCAAGTTACAGAGGGATTTTAAAAAACTAACAGACGATTTTCAAAAGTTGTCAGAAGAAAAGAAAACCACTGATACGAAGTATCAAACTTCTTTTAAGATGACAGAGCTTAATAAAGCATTAGACACAAACGGATTTGATACAAAGCACAAAGAATTATTATTATCTGCTTTTCAAGGAAAAGCTGTAATTGAAAATGAGAATAACGAAGATGTACTTCTTATTGACGGTGGCAGTTTAGGACAACTACCCGCAAACGAATTTTTCAAGAAATATGCACAGACAGAAATTGGAAAATCTTATTTAAAAGTTCCGGTTAATACCGGAGTTGGAGAATCGAGAATGACCGGCGGTGCAAGCGGTAAAACCATGACAAGGGCAGCTTTTGACGTATTAGGGGAATCGGATAGAAGGACAGCAGTAAAAGAAAAGACTCAAATAATAGATTAAAGAATTAACCTCACCCTTTTTAGGAAAGGGCGATTAAGATAAAATCGCTGATAGTTCAGGACTGAAGCAAAACTATATTTCTAAAAAGGAGATTCACAAATGGCAAATACTTTAACAGGTTTAATTTCAACTATTTACGAAGCAGTGGACATTATAGGAAGGGAAATGGTCGGGGCTATTCCGGCGGTTTCTATTGATGCTGCCGCTGAAAGTGCAGCTAAAGATCAGGTGATTACATTCCCAATAGTTCCTGCTGTTGCAAACTCAACCCCAATAACTCCTGGCGTGTTTGCTCCCGATAGTGGAGATCAGGCGATCGGATATGATTCAATGTCAATAACGAAGGAACAAATGGTTCCTGTACGTTGGAGTGCTAATGAACAAAAGGCATTGAATAAGGGTGGAGTCAGGGCAAACATCGAACGTGACAGATTTGTTCAGGCAATGAGAACTCTTGTCAATGAAATGGAATCTGACATTCTGCTTGCTGCTAAAAACGGAGCTTCAAGAGCATACGGAACGGCGGGAACAGCCCCTTTTGCTTCGGCTATTGCTGACGCTGCACAATTGGCAAAGATTCTTGATGATAACGGCTGTCCACAGGATAATCAAAGATCGCTTATTATAAACAGTGCAGCTGCTGTTAATTTAAGGTCGTTAACCAATTTAACTTCTGTTTATGCTGCCGGAACGGATCAAACTTTAAGACAAGGAACTATATTGCCTCTTGTTGGATTCGACATCAAACAATCGGCTAAAATTGCGAATCATATTAAGGGTACTGGTTCCGCTTACGTGACTTCTGGCATAACAGGTTCCGGCGTTTCCGACATTGCTCTTGTAAGCGGTGCAAACCCTGTTCTTGCTGGTGATATAGTGACTTTTGCTGCTGATGCTAATAATAAATATGTTGTTAAAACAGGGGTGGCAGCCGCAGGAACTATTTCACTTCAAAAACCTGGTGCTATTGTGACAATTGCAACAGGAAACGCTATGACAATTGGCAACTCATACGCAGCAAACATTGGCTTTCACAAAGGGGCTATATATCTATTAACAAGAACTCCTGCAATGCCGGATGAAGGTGATGCAGCAGACGATGTTATATCAATAACAGACCCTTTAACTGGAATAGTTTTTCAGGTGGCAATGTATAAACAATACAAACAGATCCATTATGAAGTTGGTCTGGCTTGGGGTGTTAAAGTTGTTAAGCCTGAATTTGTTGCAACTTTGCTTGGATAAAATTCTAATCTTTACGGTTAGGCTTTACGGAGCCTTTCCGTAAATATTGGAGTTGATTGATTATGATAAATTTTATTCAAGAAACCGGAACAGCAGCGAATAATTCCACTTCTTATGCTTCTATTTTTCAATTTAAACAGTATTGGGAAGATAGGGGAGTGGTTATTTCCGATGCTGACACGTTGATACAAGGCTGGTTAAATCAGGCTACTGAATTTATTGATAATAAATATCAATTCATGGGTTGTGTAGTTAAGACAGATCAAGCGTTGTCATGGCCTCGATCGTTTATGATTAAGAGAAATTTTGTTTATGTTGATTCGGATATTATTCCGGTAGAGTTAATTAACGCCGTTTGTTATTTAGCAGCAGAGGCAAAGAAGGGAAATCTAAACAGAGTTGATGAGGGAATTTCCTCTTATTCTTATGGGGTGGTATCTAAGACGTTCAAAGATAGTTCTGACAGTATAGATTACCCTGCGGTAGAAAAATATTTAAAATCATTTATTATCTCAGGCGTTCAAATGGTAAGGGTTAACTAATGGATATTTTAGATAGTTTATTCCGATCTGAAAAAACATATTTGGCATCAATTCAGCCGTTGGTTCAACCGACAGTTAACGGTGTTCTTGGCGTGAAAACATATCCAGTCACAAACAAAACAATACCTTGTTTATTTTGGCGAGGGGGGATAAGTAAGTCGATGATAAGTGACAAAAACAAAGCTGACATTTCAGCAGCAATTCTTCTGAGGCCGTCTGACATATCAGTACAAGAAATTCCAACAACGTGCAGAATTTGTATTAAAGATAATTCATTTAATAAATATATAAATAAAGTAACAAATTATTCAGCGGGTGCTTTAACAATAGAAATAGACGGTTTTGACGACAGCAGAAAACCGATTAAAAAAGGTGATACATTCACAATTGCAACAGAGACAGGATCACCAGAACATACAATATCAGCCGTGATATTAGTTAATGGGATAACAGGAAGTATTACATTTACGCCGGCTTTAGCTTCAACAGTGCTGAATAACGCTCCGGTGACTATAACTCCGGTACTCGGATATTATTCTATAATATATCCTGACAATATTGCAAATCAGGATCAGGTAATTATGCTGCCTGTTAAGGAATTTATTTGAAATGGTTGAATGGACACACACAAAGACAGAAACGGTTAATAAGGTATTTGATGAGATAAGCCATGATATAACCCTTAAAATTGCAATGATGATTACAGCAAAGGCAAAGGCTCTCGCTCCGTTGAATAAAAATAAAAATGCGGGCAGACTCCGTAATTCTATCATGTGGAAAGTCGGATCAAAACAGGGCGGGTTTAACGAGGATGGCGGCCAGGCCGCAGACAAAGAATTAACTGTCCAGCCTGAAAAGGATTCAGATGGATATGTCGGATTAAATCTTGATTATGGTGTCTATCAGGAATTTGGTACAAGGTATATGTCGCCACAACCGTATTTAAGACCAGCGATTGCCCTTGTAATAACAGATAAGACAAAAGATGAAATAAAGAACATGATAGATGCAGAACATAAATTAGGGAAGTTGGAAGAAAATCAGGTAAGAGAGGCGTTCTATTGACGTTATATATCTGCGACAATTGCTGTGAAATTTTGACACTTAAAACAAAACTTGAACAGATGAAATATAAATTTGAAATATATATTTGTAATAGCTGCAAAGAAAACAAGGTTAAATAAATGTTGGGTCAGGAAGAATTATTTACAGCGTTAAACATAGAATCAATCAAGGCTGTTGTTGATCCTTATAATGACGGTTGTGCTATATGGATGGATAGAATTATTCCGGCTGATTTTTCAGGATTGAAATCAATCAATTGCTATATAACAGCCGAATATAATCCCAATTTGGAAATTGATTATTACAGATATTCAGCATCATGCAGAGCGCAGACAAGCAACGAGTCATTAACAATTGCAAAAGCTGTAATTGATGGGATTAACAGAGTTTGGTATTCACCAGGATATTTCATAAGTTGTAAATTATTACCAGTAATTCCGCCGATGGATGAGCGAGACAATTATAATTCACCAGTGGAAATTTTAATTAAAAAAAGATAATAGGAGAGTACAAAAATGCCTTCTCAAACGACACACAAAGAATATGTTTTTATCCCCGATGGGTGTGCAGTCTTAGCCAAAAAAGCCAATGAGAGTTCATTCACTGATCTCGGTGTTGTAATGGGTAACTGTGAAGCAGCTCTTTCATGGGCTGAAACAAAAAGAGAATATGCGAATGCCGAAGCCGACATGGGAGTTAAGGATATGATTATAGAGGGTTCTTTTGAACTCGGTAACCTCAACCCTGATAATATAGATCGTATTGGCATGGGTATATTCACCAAAGAGACAATTGCAGCAGCTCCGAACACTGCAATACCAGTACAAGACATTTCTGCCGGTTGGGAAGATAATGTAAAATATGAGCTTGTGATGTATAACTCAGCAACAGGGAATGTTAAAATTCACATGGCAACAAAGCCGATAATTACAACCGTTAAACTCGCTCCGGCAGGAGTGGACGAAACTCTTACAGAGATAGGGGCAGCCGCATCCGGCGATTACATGATAGTTAAAGATTCCAACTCATATTCCGGTTGGTCGATAATTTTTAATTCCGCTGGAATGTCTGTTGGATCTCCAAAAACTTTACCTATCCGTATTACTTACGGAACAAATATTCCAATAGCCTCAACAACTCTTTTTGCAGGGTCAAATTCTGTAACGCTTGACGGATATTTATTGCAGTTCAAGCACACAGACAGCGCAGCGCTTAACAGGATTCTGGATTTGTTTAATGTTTATACAAAATCAGGCGGGTTTAAATTTTCTTTTAAACCTGTTACGGATACAGGTATCGAAACAATGCCTATATCATTTACAGCAAAATTAGACACCACCCGCATAGACGGAAAGCAGCTAATGGCTTGGACATACGAAACAGGCGCAGCTTAATATATAAAGGCGGTATGTCTATTGACCTCTGCCGCCTATTTATAATACAGGATTAAATTATGAAAGAAGCAAGAAAAGAAATAACTTATATTTTAGATTATAGAGAAAAAGGCGACAAAAAAACGACTTCATTTAAGATCGATTTTGTTTCAATAGATATAATTGATGCAGTGGAATATGTCTTAACTATATCACAGAAAGCACAAAAAATGTCGGATGATATGGGTAAAAAGTTTTTTCAAATGGAAAAGCTGAAAGAAGAAAAGCCAGTAGGCTATGAATTACAAACGAATCAACTCCGTGAAGAAATAAAAGAAATTGGAGCGGAAGTAATGAAATTGGATCAAAGCGATATAATAGATAGGCAATTAAAAGCGGTGATTCAACTATTAGAAGATAATGGAATCAAAGAAGAAAAACTTCTAACGGAATCATTCTGGAAAAAGCACGTTGATATAACTGAAATTATGAAATTTCTGGCTTTTGTTATTTATAAAGATGTCGATAAAAAAAAAATAATTCCGATCTTATAGTTCATTACGACAGGTTATATTGGGCGTTAAGAAAAGTTTATCCGACTCTTACAGAAAATGACTTTTGGAAAACTTTAGATATTCCAACTTTAAATAATGCAATTGCAAACGCACAATTCCCGAAAGAGATTGAAAATTTTATTTTTGAAAAAAAGAGGAAACCTTTTGAAGTTTATAAAAAATAAAAGAGAAAACAATGTCTGAGACTACGCTCGGAAATTTTGTTTACCATATAAAAGGCGATGCCTCCGGCCTCAAGTCTGCTGTTAAGGACTCCGAAACTTCCGTAAAAGGACTTTTTGATAAAGTTAAGGGATTTGGCAAACTTGCTATTTTCGGTTTCGCAATTTCAGAAATATTTGCTTTTGGGAAAGAACTTGTCAATGCTGCTGCTGATGCTGCGCGGGTAGAAAAAAAGTTTAATGCAACATTTTCAGGCATACAAAAAGAAGCTCATGCGATGGCTCTCGGTATGGCTGAATCTTTTGGATTTACAGAAGACGCGGTAATGGAAGTGGTGCAAAAAACTGGCTACATGCTTCAGTCTATGGGACTTTCTGAAAAGGCATCGTTAGATTTATCTGCCAGCGTTTATAGACTCGCCGTAGATATGAAAGCTTTTGCAGGTGGTGAAGCTACAATTGCGGGGGCTGCTGAAGCTCTTACGCGTGCGCTTGCAGGTCAGACAAGAGGACTCCGAGAATACGGAATAATGTTAAGCCCTGAAAGATTAAAACAATTTGCAGAACAAATGGGAGTCAATCTTGAATACGCATCTGCTGAAAGGAAAGCAGCTATAACTTTAATGGCAATACAAGAGTCAGCTATAACAGTCAACGGCGCATACGCAAAAAGTATGTATGGATATGGGAATCAAATGATGATTTCAAAAATGCTTACAAATGAACTGCATGAGACTATGGGTAAAAATCTTTTACCTATAGCGGGGCTTTTAGCAAGGGCTTTTAATAATATACAATTGGAAGCTATTCATAGTGCAAAAGCAATAAGTGATTGGATAGGACAAGCTGAAAATATAGCGAATCTTGCCGGATGGGTTGGTAATTTAGCGGGTGCTTGGGCAGTGCTTTCATCAGGAGTGAAAGCAAGTTTTTCAGAAATAAATATAATATTTTTATCTCTCGGCAGGGGTATTTACAGCGTGGGTTCTGCTATCAGCAGAACTCTTATTGAATTAGATAACTGGGGTAAATCGGCAGACGATATGTCAGGCAAGACAGACAAACTCGAAGGTTCAATCTCACCTCTCGGTGTTGCTTTTACAATTCTTTTAATGCCTATACAATTATTAAAAGCATCGTTTAGAACAGTAGCCGCGACAATAGATTTAATTGTAAATAGTATCATCGGACTTGGAGGTGTTTTAAAAGCAACGGCCATAGTTTTATATGAATGGTTTAAGGCGGTCAAATCTGGAAATTTTGATGAGTATAATAAAAGTTTAACTAAATTAGGTGAAACTACATGGGCTTACGGACAAACACTTTCAAAGTCAATGGGAAACCTAACAGATACGGCATGGAATAATGTAGCAAATTTTAAAAAAGAATCTGAACAAATGGCTTTAAGCATAATGAGTCTTTTCGGCAAGAGTAAAGCCGAAGCTGAAGAAATGGTCAATAAAGCTTTCAAAGCTAAAAATCAGGACGCTTTGAAAAAAATTATATCCGATGCTGCGAAAGTTAATGAAGATGCTAAAAAGGCAGAAATAGCATTAGAATTATTATTAGCTAAAGCTTCTGGAGATGCAACAACGCAGATAGTGGCAGATTATAAAGAAAAATTGAGAGCTTGGGAAGAAACAGCAAAAAAAGGCGGGTTAGCTCCTGAAAAATTAAAACAGGGTCTTAAAGCGCTTGAGCAAATGCAAACCTTTGAAATTCTTAAAGAAAAAGTGACATCTTTTAATAATACCATTCAGTCTGTTGGTGGAGCTGTGTCAGGCTTAATGTCAGGCATTGCAGCAATGGGAGCAGCAACGCTTAAAGCCGCCATCGACTCGTTGGAAGGTCAGAAGCAAGCGGCGTACGCAGCAGCGGGAGTCTCAGAGGAAACGGCGGTGCAAACAGCACAAAAGGAATACGACGAAGCCGTCAAAGGAAAAGATAAAATTTTAATACATGATAAAAAAATGGCTCTTGATAAAGCGAAAATTGATGAAAACTATGCAAAGAAAAAAGCACAATTAGAATATAAAGCCGCAATGCAAGCCTACGAATGGAATATTGCTATTGTAACGATGCAAAGCATAATGGCAATAATGTCGGCTGTATCTGCTGGTATGCAGTGGGGTGGTTATGCGGCTATTGCGGGAGTTGCAATATTGGGCGGTATGGCAACAGCAGCAGCAGCGGTTAATATTGCTAATGCGGTCGCTGCGAAACCGCAACCTCCAGCTTTGGCATCCGGTGGTATTATACCTGGCTCAATGCAGGGAACAACAATTATAGCGGGAGAGGGTGGTCAAACTGAAGCAGTTTTAAACCAACGGCAGTTAAAACGTGCAATGGATATATTCGATGGGAAGGAATCCGGTTCAGGTGGTGGGAATCAATTTTATCAACTCCCGCCGATGTCTGCTGATAGCCTTTGGAATATGATATTCAAAGCGTCACAGGATGGCTTATTGTTTATATCCAAAAGGGCAGTAATGGCATGAAAATAAATTATGAAAATTACGCTCAAACAACACTGATTACCGTATCAAGCGAATTAACCGGATTTCTGTTTGTTGATGCTATGAATGATTCAAGATTGTCAAGGGTAGCAAGAACGTCAGGCAAGGCTAATGAGTGGGTATTATTCAATTTAGGGACTCCAAAAGCGATTACTGATATAAATATCATTGGCCATAATCTATCAGCAACAGCAACGGTTACGCTTGAAGGAAACGCAACGGCTGACTTTACAACACCGAACTTTGAAAAGGTTTGTACTGTAATAAAATCAATTTGGGAAACATTCGCAGTTCAAACATATCAATACTGGAGAATATCAATTCAGGACACAGCTAACGTGTCAGCATTTATTCAAATTGCGTATATATTTTTAGGATCGGGCTTGGATGGGATAGGGATGTCACCAGATCAGATAATAACTCCTAAATCTATGTCAAAATATACAAATTCGGTTTCGATGCAATTATACGGCGATATTGGCGTTAAGTATAAGGGAATAAAAATAAATTTACCCGATATGACTCAGGATGATGTTGAATTGATCGACGCTTTTGTTGAGTATGTTGATATAGTCTATCCGTTTGTTTTAATTATGTGGGAAGATGACGTAGATAAATATCCACCCTTATATTGTCACCTCGTTAAACTGCCCGATAAGCCAAGAGCGCAAGGGTCTGGATTGCTCTGGACTCAAAGTTTAGAAATTGATGAAGTGAGGTAACAAAAATTGAGCTTAAATAAATTAAATGTTTATGCAGTCGGGAATGTTCTTATCGATAGTTTAATGAATACAGTGAACAAACTTTCTAAAGGTTTTCATCAGTGCAGTTTAACTGAATGGGGGACAACAGGATGTCCGTTAATAGCTGCTGGTTCAGTGGTCGGCTTAGATGGAGCGGTTTTTGAAGCACTTGCTGACGAAAGTGTAGGTGGAACGGCGGCTGACGGTGTTAATTATATTAAGATGATCCCAACAGGTGAGATAGCGGTGGCAGAATGGACACAGAATCCTCCAGTTTGGTCTATTAGCAAACAGGGATGGTACTCTTCAGAAATTGGGCATGAGAATGAAAGATATTTGAATTTTTTTATTACAAAAGCCTCAGCGTTGTATTATAAAAATTATTTTAATAATTATCAAATTATCCAAGCGTTTGCACATGGTTTTGTCATTTTTTATTCATCAGGATTAAATAAAGTATATGGAAGATATACTGAAGAATTTTATATTAAAAAACCATGTGTGTTCAGGATCGAGGGAAATGACCAAAATTTATGGAGTTCAAATCAGTATAAATGGGTAAATGGAGAGTATGTTCGATCAGATCCTTTTGCGTCTCCTCCTATTCCTAATCATTTTAAAAGTATAAATGGGGATACTTTTATTCTTCCTGGACGCTATAAGATAGAATTAACTTTTTCAAATAATTCAGCCGCTAATTATTATCAATTTAATTGTTATTATGTTGAAGGATTGCCTCTATTAGCAGACGCTATTAGAGGTGATATATATGAATTTATTGCAAGGTCATTCGTTCCGGCTAATTGGTAATGACATTCACGCAATTTAAAAATCTGCCCATATCATCAAAAATCACACTCTGTGAGTTTTCTGTCCCTGCTTTCCCTGCCAACTTCGACATCTTTTTGAATTACGAAGCGGGCATTTGGGTTTGTGCAATTACTCCAGGCGTGGTTATTGTCAGAGGAATTGACGACAGCGGTTTTTATAAAAATCAGAATATTAAAATTTTTAATGATATTACTGGCTTTATTGTAGATTCGGTAAACGAGTATTCAAAAACATTTTCCATCTCTGAACTGAGATTGCAAAATAAAGGTTATTGGTATGATAAGGCAGGGGTATCAATAGGATGCCCTGCCGTTTTAGTTCATTTTGACAAATTCGGCGAGCCTTTAAATAAAACTATTCAGCTTAAACAGGTTTATGGTTTTTGTACGAAGTCGGATAGTGATCCTTTGATCGGTGCTTATTTTAATGGAACATATTATGAGCCGTTAATTAAGAACATCCCTACTATATCAAAAAGCAAAGACCCGCTTTATTATGGGATAATGACATTTCAAGGTGGCTCTGTTTCTTTTGACAATGAGCCGAAAGATGGAAAAGGAAAAGGGTTCTTTGACGATTTTAAAGAATTAAATTTATATAGAACTCCGGTAAAATTAAAATTTGGTTTTGATGGACTCCCTTATGATGAATTTTATCAGGTATTTACTGGATATGTTGAAAATTATGATAGTAACTTTTCTGGATTTACTGTAAAATTACAAGACAAGCGAAAAGGCTTAACTGAAAAAATTCCGAAAAATGTTTTTACACTTACGGAGTTTCCTTTTATTGATGAGAATAATATTAATACTCCAAAACCAATTGGCTTTGGGAACGTCCTTGATGCTCCTCTGATTTGTATAAACGAGAAGGAAGAAAATCCTATTAGATGGTTGTATTATCTATCGGATACGGAGTTTTCTCATATTTATTCTGTTACAGCGGTTCGATGTGCTGATGAAATAATTGCTTCATCTTATTATACGATAAATTATTCAACAGGGATTTTATCAATCAATCCCGAAGCTGTAATAGACAAAGAAACCGAAATTTCCTGCGATTTTTGTCCGAGAAACATTCATAATAGCCACGAGCTTGCCAAAACTTTGCTTTTGGATTTTGGGGATATTGTTTTTAACAACAACTATTTCAACGTATCTGAATGGGATGAAGCACAGGCAATTGCAAGAACGGTTCAAATATATATAACAGAGCCTACCGACATTAAAGCTATTTTGGAAAAATGCGCTGATGCTTCGGACTCTGTTATTTTTCCTATGGATGATGGTAGATACACATCAAGGGTGTATAGAGAAGATAGAGCTATACGGCGAACGATTTCAAATGATGAATGGATTAATGACCCAACTATTGCTAATGATCCGAATCAATTTTTATCGAGTGTTGCTGTTAAATATAATCCGAAATGGAAAGATAAAAGTTATACAACATTCTTAAATAAAAGGTATGAAGCTGATGCGAGAGTCAAATACAAAGGTGAAAACTTTAAAGAATTTGAAACAATAATAGCAACCGAGGCCGGAGCTATTGCAAAAAGTGAGAGCGTCATGTTGTTTTCAAAAAACATTCCTGACATAGTTAAACGCAAAACAAAGTCACAGAATATTGATCTTGAGGTTATGGACTTTGTTGCGTGTTTGCCATCAAGAAGATATAATGAAGATGAAGAAATTATTAACGAAATTTGGGAAGTTCTCGCTCCAATTAAAAATCTAAGTACAGCAGAAACAGAGCTGACCTTGAGGTTTGTAAAAGACTTTATTCCTTTTCCAGATAAACAGTACAGGGCAAATGGCGATCTCTGGACTGGCGTTTATTTTGATGTAAATAATAAGAATACCTATCCTTCATCCATAGGTTTGTCTAATTATAATCAAAAATACTCAAACGTAAGCACTTATGGTTATACAGGGTTTTATTTAACTCAGATTTTTTGTTCTTCAGAAGCCAACAAAATTTACACATTCAAGTCAAACAATGGACAGGCTGTAATTTTCTCTCGAATTTACAATCATAAAAATGGTTCATATACAAACTGGAAAAAAGAAGCATCAGGGCAGGGGAATCATTCGATTACAGTTAACCCCGCAAAAAACAATCAGTTTGTGATCTGTTTTGATGCAAACGATTGGAACAACATTGATACAGGAAAAATCTTTATTAAAAATATTATTAAAGGATAAATAAAATGGCATATAATAAATTACCAGTTAGAACTTCTCAGGATGCTAATAGTCCGGCGGATATCAATTTACTCCAGAGTAATTTGGATGCTGTGGTGGGTGGAGACATACCGCTTGAATCGATAAACGGGTTAGCAGGAAAAATAGTTACTCTTGAAACAGGATTAGGAGATAATTCATTTACAGTCTCAACCGGAGAAACCGTAACAGTCGATGATATAGTAGAGATGATAAATGACGGAACTATTAGGACAAAGAAACCGGAACTCTCTGCAAAACTACCAGTAGTATTTGAATCAGCATTTACGCAATACATTTCGGCAGTAGCATTATCAGATAGTAATGTCTTGGTTGCTTATCAAGATGGTGGTAATTCTAATTTTGGTACTGCAAGAGTTTTATCAATAACAAATACAGTAATTACTTTTGGTACAGAGGTAATATTTGAATCAGCAGGTACAGCTTACATTTCAGCAACAGCATTGTCAGGCAGTAAAGTTCTTGTTGCTTATCAAGATATTGGTAATTCCAATGCTGGTACTGCAAGAGTTTTAACAATTACAGGAGCGGCAATTACTTTTGCTGCAGAGGCAGTATTTGAATCAGCAAACACGCAATACATTTCAGCAGTTGCATTATCAAGCAGCAAAGTTTTGGTTGCTTATGCTGGTACTGCAAGAGTTTTAACAATTACAGGAGCGGCAATTTCAACTCCAAGTCCAGCAGTTTCATTTGACTCGGGCGTTACTAGTGTTTCAGCATCAATATTGCCACAGAATAATGTCTTGGTTGCTTATGCAAGGTCTGGTAGTTTCAGTTATGCAAGAGTTTTAACAATTACAGGAACGGTAATTTCAACTCCAAGTCCAGCAGTTTCATTTGACTCGGGCGTTACTAATGTTTCGGTAATAACATTATCAGATTATACAAGTTTGGTAGTATATTATAAAGACTCTAGCTCTTCAATATGCGCAAGAGTTTTATCAATTACAGGAACGGTAATTACAACTCCAAGTCCAGCAATAGTAGTTGGTTTTTCTAATTATTCTTCAATAGTAGCGTTATCAGATACTATGGTGGTTGTTTTTTATATAAGTACCGTAAGCAAAGCTGTATTATTGACAATTACAGATACAGAAATAAATTTAAGTATGGTAATTACTTTTAAGCAATCAGCTGTGGGAGCTGTTTCAGCAGTTGCGTTATCAGACAATAAAGTCATATTTGCTTATAGAGATGATGGTAATGCCAATTATGGTACTGCAAATATTGTTGAATTAAAACAATATCCTGTAATAGGGATTGCAAAAGAAACCAAAACTGCCGGACAGCAATGTATCGTTGCCGATTTGAAAAAAAAACCTCATATAACAATGGTTCAGGATATATCTTCGGGATCAAGATACTATGAGATGAATGGAGTAATAAGTCTCAATAAAAAAAATCAAGCGTTGAGTCCTTATATCAACAGGGTATTCACCCCAAAGAATTTAATCGTTGGTGTTGCAATAGACACTCATAAAATAAGCATAGATAATATAATCTATGGTGGGTCTGTATGATGGGAGAAATTAAAAACGGAAGGCAGGAAATGAAATGCAGAATGAAGCTATATTATCGATTATTGGGTATATCCTGGCTGGTGTCGGTAGTTTGTTTATATTTATCGGCGGCCTTATTGCTTATATATTCCGGCAACATATCAAAGACAATGGAAATATGTTTCAAAATAATAGGGAAGATCATATAAGAATCCATGAGAGAATTGATGAGCTGAAAGGAAAAAAAAGGGGCTTTAATTATGAAGCTGATAAAAGAAACTAAAATCAGATTAAAATATATGAATGGATTCGACCGGCAAACAAAAGATGTTTCCGAAATAGTTATACACGGCACAGGGGGCGGACAGTCAGCACAGGCAATAATTGACTGGATGCTCGGCGGAGAGCGCAAGGATCTATATAATGCTGGTATTGGTCTATTTCATTATTTAATAGATTTTAATGGTGATGTGCACGAGATAATCAATCCTGATAAATGGGTGTATCACAGCGAAGCGGGAAACCACGATAAAAATACAATCGGTATTGAATTGATGAATCCGATTGCGGGTAATGGGGGAGGTTATAGATTGGAACAATACACAGCATTGAAAGAGCTAATAATAGACCTTTTACATCAATATTCAGAAATAAATTCTATTGTCAGTCATGATGCGAACAGAAACAAATACAGCAATTTGAAACCAAAGCCGTGTCCAGGCGGGTTATTCGATTGGACACAGATTGAGGAAGTGGCCACAAACAGCGGGAAAAAAATTACAATAGAGCGGGGTTAAGAATGAATAAAGAAGAAAAAGAAAAACTTGAAAGGAAATATTTTAAAGATGTTGGTTTGATACCAGGTTTAATAAAATATTACTGGATGAGAATTATAGCCGCCCTCATAATAATACTAACTGCTTATATTATAGCATCTAATATTTCATGGGTTGATGGGAAATTACAATGGACACCAAGTATTAAGACTAATTTAAATATCGAGGTAAAAAAATGATAGCATCAACAAAAATAGAAATTAAATTAACTCTGGTACTCGTGGTTATTTTGGCAATTGCGTTATTTTTTCTGTCGGGTTGCCAGTCTGCGCCGGATCGCAAGTGTTTTAACACGGAAGAATGTTATTCATTCGCTGACTGCCTGTATCGTAATCAGAAAAGTGATAAATCAGTCTGTGCTGTTCTCGGTGAAGCGTGCAGAGATTCGCTGAAAGAAAAACGGATATATGATCGGGTTAAATATTGCGGGGAGTTTAAACCTAAAGACATGACTGAGAATGAATGTAGGTTGTTTTTAAATCAAAAATAAAAAATGACATAAAATAGTCTGGTTGCTAATACCAGGCTATTTATTAACTGAAAAAATGTAAGTGCTGATTCTATGAACATTTACATTTATCGGTAATTGCAAATCAGCAGTTATTGGGACTGCCCTTATATCTGTTTGTTATTTCATGCAAGCTCGGCTGATGATTGATGGTTTTTTTTGATATTTTAGATAGAACTTTAGCTTCCAATAATTTAAAAGATTTCTTGCAGTCTTTTTCATGTGGCGTCATTTCGTCTGTCTCGTTTGATTATCTCCGGTTATTTTTTTTCCGCCTTTCGGCCTGCCTCCCAGCTTGCCGTTTATTGCGGATGACTTTTTTTTCTTGTCGGACTTTGATTTTCCTCCGATTCGTCCTCCGATTCGTCCAAGCTGGGAGGCAGCGAGGGACTTCAACGGCAGCCAATTCTTATCCGTGGAAATAAGGCTTATCGTCTCTATTATTTCCTTTTCTCCTCCTTCCCAATCGCTAATGATATTTTCTTTATGCATTAAGTTATGTTTGTCATCATATATTTCTATGACAATTTCTCCGTCACCGAGATCGTAGTAATCATAATAGTACATTGTCTATTCCTACTTGATATTTAAAATTATTTCTTGCATATTCTTTAACTTCTGATTTTTCAATTTCCCCGATACTTGCAATTTCTCTTGCCTCTTCGAGTTTTTCTTCATAATTAGATTCATTATGTCTTTTACTTGCTTGTAATATTGCTCTTGCGTGTTCTTCATTCTTAATTCTTCTGAGTGGATTGTCTCTTTTCATTTTGTCTATCAATTTTTTTCTTTTGCTTGAGTAATTTTGATATTGTCTGTCGTTCATCATATCAATTTGATCTTGCTTGTATTCATTTTTTTCTTCTGCAATAATTGAGGCTTCCTCAATACTGATGCCGGAAAGTTTCGATAATCTCTTAATCCACGCCTCTGTTTTGTCAATTGGAGTTTTTTCTTTTTTTACTTTAACATCTTTAATTTTTTTAAGTTCATTTATTGCAGAAGAAAAATTTTTCGTCAATAGATGCTTTCCAAGTTTATTATAACCATAACCATTCCATGAGCCTATCATATCATGTGACCAATTCTTGTTGATATGCTTGATGATATTATTCTCTTTTAATGATAATTTCAAATTTGTTGTACTTTCTTCAATTCGCTTCATAAGGTTTTCAACAATTTCTTTTTCAAAGGTTTTCATTTTTTTTCTCCTCAACAAAAATAATATACTAAAACGCTTTAGGTTTGTCAAGTATATTTATAAAAAAAATAAAAAAATTTGTATCTTTAACATAATTCAAAAAAACTCTATTAAAGAGACATAAATTATCTTATCGGAAGCTGCATTATGACTCCTGTTATACGTGAAAAACATAGCCTGTTAAAAAATATCTTCACTTTTTTTAATATTTTTATTTTTTCGCTTGACTTAATTGTCATTTATGACAATTATATAAATATAGCAAATAACAAATAGTCGAGCGGACATTAAACGCAGGAGATCACCATGAGAGCAAACAGAACGATTACAAAAGAAACAGCAAAAGGAAAAATTGAAATAATCATTGAAGTAAGAAAATCAGTAACAGAATTAGATAAAAATTTTGACGGATATATTATAGGCAAAGAAACTATATATATCAACACTCAGCATTTTACCGTAAAATTAAACGGAAAAGAAGTACAGAATAGTCAATCCTTAACAAGGATGGGAACATACCCAGGAATAGAAAAAAACCCGCAATTTAACGACATCAGAAAAGCGAACTCATACGGATATCTTACACCTAATTTTGGATTAACCGAAGCAACATACAATGAGATAAAAAAAGCTCTCGAAGATTGTATCGTAGAAGTTACAACGGAAGAAACTATGAAACAGGATGCAATAATCGAAGAAAAGAAAGCGGCCGAAAAAAAAGCAATTGAAGAAGACAGAAAAGAATACAAAAGACTTATAGACTCCGGTATGTGTCCGAAATGCGGAACATGGTGTTATGGAGACTGTGAAGCAAATAAATAAGCAATTAAGCCGGTCGAAATATACCGGCTAAAAAATAAAAGGAAAAAACCATGCAAACTTTACAAGAATTAACCGGATGTGAAAGCGGAATAGTAATTTACACAGGCGGAGACACTCAGGCGGAAGCGGTTGTGTGCAACTGGACATCCGTACAAGGTTTTCCGCGAATAGACCCGCTTGGATTAAAGGTTCTCGGATTTGGTGAAGAAATTCCGGAGGTTGATCCGGAAACAACAGACGATATCCCCTCGATGCTTAAAAATGTTGAGATTGTTTTTGCGAACGATGAGGATATGCCGCAATCCGGAAGCGTTTACAGATTTGAAGATTTAGATATAATTGTTATAACTCCAGAAGGATGGTGTTGATGGAAATTTTGGAAGTAGGAAAATTGTATGCCTCCGGCAAAACATCTTGGCCGGAGGTGAGTAGTGAAGATAAACGTCACGCGAGATAATTTCGACGAGATAAAGGGATTTCTACGGGAATTTCTGGTTGAGGAGATTGAATCTTATATTAAAAAAGCAGGCGGAAAACAGGCTTTATCGCTTGCACTCGGAAAAGAGGAGGCGTATGTTCATATCAAATTTAAACGAGCGCTGCGGGGAAATTTCTCAAGCCTGGAGAGGCTATGGAAAGAATGCCAAAAATTACTGTTTAAAAACTAAAAATAAATTTATCTTGACACGCGACATAATCCCTGATAGCTTCCCTATTGCCCACCAGACAGCATAGGATTGATTAATAAGCAGGGCGAAAAATGATTTTTCAACAGGTTATAAAAAATAAACAAAAACATATTCTACGGTGTGGACTGGAGGAAAAACAAATGGAAATAATCACAAATATTTAAAATAAGCAAAAATTAAATTTTGTTCAATCTGTCCCATCATGGGATAGATTGAACAAAAGTACAACAATGTATATTTTGGGGGTTTAGTTAACATGAATAAAAACATAGTAATTTCAAATAGTAAAGGTGGCGCAGGGAAAAGCACCGTCAGTGCGTTTCTTGCAATGATTTCTTCAAATTCAGGTTTAAAAACTATAATGATTGATTCTGGTTGGCAACGTCATAGCACTAAGGTGTTTTTACATGATGAACAAATTAGCAAAAACTTGCTTGATGGGTTGAAAAACAAAAAAATATTGAAGGAATGTGTCTACACAATAAATGAGAAACTTGATATTATTCCGGCAACAATCAACATGAACAATTTTTCTGATGAGTTTTCAAATATTACAGGGGATAAAAAAAATTTAATATTTAAAACGGTTTTAGACCCTACCCTTTCTAATTATGATATTTGCGTTTTTGACACTGAGTCCAGCTTGGGGGCGTTGACTAGAAATGCCTTAGTTTTGGCTGATATAATTATAATTCCTATCCGTGATGGAGATTGTATTGTCGAAGCTGAAAAATTGTTGCAAACTATTGATGATATGCAACAATTATATCCTAATCACATGTTTGTTTCTAAAATATTTATTTTTCCAGTAATTAAACCTTTTTTATCAAGAGATTATAATCAAATTTTAAATGAAGCAAAAAGAACATTAAAACATGATTTTTTAATGCCTGTAAAATATCATTCAGCATTATACACAAGCAATAGTAAAAAAGCATTTAATAGAGAAGGGAAAGCGTATAAAGATTATGAAAAAAGTTTGCAAGGAGCTTGGATAATATGAGCGAAAAATTAGACCTAACACCACATCAAGGGAAGCAATCTTCGTATGACCTCGTGTATGAGATGTTTAACATCAATTTAAACGCTGGAGAAGAAAAAATTAAAAAGCAGTTTAAAAAAGTTTACCAGGAACAATACAAAGATATGGATTTCACACTCGAACAAAGGATGCTTATGCTTTCATCCTTTGGACAATACAAGGAAGGTTTTTCATGGTTTGCGGG